CTCCCTATGTTTCCAATTATTATCCGTGGGTAGAGATTGCAATAAAGAGTTTAATTTAGTTGCAGTTAGTAACTCAGTATATCCTGCATAGTCGCCTGATTGAGATACTTCTGCAGGTGGGACTGAGTTATCATAGAAAGTATTGTACAAGTCTAAGTGCTTAATACGGAAACCAGATTCAGTTTCCTCTTGACCTTTTAAAGTATTCCCTATTAGTTCATTAGTGGCAGACTGCACTTTTCTAGAAGTCCAAATAGCTTCTACTGCCATTAAGTTATACTTAACTCCATCTTTGAAAGCTAACATTAAGTTACGCTTCCACTGGTAGTCAGTAGAGAATTTAGTCAATAGAGTATTATATTGCCCCACGACATCAGCACCTTCAAGTGAAGTGCCTACAGGAAAAATAGGGGAGCCAGATAAAAATAACTTAGCTAGGTAGGCTACTCGTGAGTCTACTTGAGGAGAGGCAATAGGTACTATTACTTCCTCTAAATCATTATCTTTAGCTGTTTCTCTAGCTAATACTTTGTCAACTGCTACTAATCTAGTCCTACGATTAGACATGTGGTATGTATCTTGCATCTTCTTAACTGCGGATAGAATCAGTTGCTCGCTTTCGGCAGTTAGTTTGATGTAGCTGCGAGGTGACTTTGCTGTTGGAGCTACCATAATGTTAGACTATTTTGAGTTGGTTGTAGGTCAAAGGACTTGAGGAGCTGGAATCAGTATCGTAACCCTCAATCGGAACTATTATTTTATCGGGGTAGCTGGCTTGCACTCTATCTATATAAGCTACAGTGTCTAATAGGTCATCTCTATTATTTTTTGTTTCAGGGTTAAAAGACGTAGCTTGAAACAAATACTCTGATAATACGTTAGGGTGTAAACCTATTTCATTTTTTTGACACTGTAGTAAGGATTTCATTATTGCTGAATTCTTAGAAGTAGTACCTCTATTTATCGGCTCGAAATAGAAACCATCTAATCCATATACTTGCGCATAATGAGAGAACCAGTATAGTAATGATGCCTGATAAGCATAAGATTCCACACATATGAGCCTACAGTTATTATCTAGCCCCAATTGGATAGCTTGTTTAATTGTGTCTATAGGGGTAAATTTACCTTGTATTTTTTTATATGCCCAAGGTATCGAATCAAATATCTTAACTAATAGTATTATGGTGTCATCAGAAGATGCTTTAGACCCTGAAGGGTCAATTACTATAAACTGTCCTTCTGGTAACGCATCTTCTGATTGGGTAAATTTTAGTAATTTAGATGGGTCAAAGTTAGTAAGAGACTGAGTAGAGGAATCATTAAGTACTTCAGAGAAGAATATGTGAGCATTATTGGCTCGCACATCTCTTGCTAGTTCTGAATACAGTTGAGTAGTTGGTACTAATTCGGGCCAAATACTTTGTCCATCTGCTAGTAACGCCCCTGCAATAAATGAAATCCAGTCTGGAGAGTTCTTAAGTTCTTTGAGTATGCAATTATCGCCAGGGAACATATTCCCTATGTATACTGTTAAGCACCCAGATTTAGAGTTAGCTTTAAATAGTGTGGCGAATAACCAATCTCGTAGCGTACTTGCTTCAGCTTTGGACTTGGAGTTCTCTCTAGATTGTACGTCATCGCATAGTATTAAATCAGGACGAACATAGTTAATATTCATACCTCGTGGGTCACCGCCAGAACCTAGGGCAGCAATTACCATTGACTTACCGCGCCACGTGAACTTCAATAAGTCTGCGCGGTCAACCTCTACATCTATTTCCCAATTACCATAAATAGCTTTGATATTGGGCTGCCCCATTGATAGTCTAATATCAGCTAATAGTGCTGATGCTTTGGCTTGGTTGGCTGCAGTGATTAGTATAAATTTCTTAGGTGAGAATAGTACGGTATATAGACAAAACAGTTTGATAACTGCTGACTTACCGAATCCGCGTGGTAATCCAATTGCTAAGTTAGTGAAGTCGTTAGATTTTACTGCGGCTTCAGTAAGTAAGTGCCATGAGGCATTAAATACATCACAGAATTGCAAGACAAACACATCAGGATGAGTTATCCCTGCAAAAGTAGATAAGTCTGCTCGCATAGCTACATCTATAGACTCAAACTCAGCTGAAACTATTTCATTTTCTTGACTCATACTTCAACCGAGCTAAGGCTAGGAGTTCTGCTACTGTCAGTGGTAGTGGCTGGGACATAATGTTTTAGGTTCGCTATTACTTCTTTGTTTCCCATGGTAACTAAGCTACGGTCATTAACTTCGACTATTTCATTGTTACTATTGGTTCGATATCTATTTGCCATATAAGGCGGTAAAGTTATTTGTATAACTGTATTATTTACTGTGGCTGCATTGTCACCTGACTCTAAACTTCTCCGCTTCAATCCATTTACTTTAACTAACATGGCTAATACTTCTTGCGGCTTATTTATGAATCCTATAGTATCTTGTAACTTAGCAGTTAATATATCCTCTAAATTATCGTATGCATTATCCCGTGCCGAAGTAGTTTGTACTATTTGCGCCGTTGCTTTAATTTGCGATACGTAAGACTCACTAGTCCCAGTTGCTTTGGCAATTTGGGAGGTAGATACATTGGCTGTCAACAGGGATATAATTTGCTCTTTAGGGGACATAATATTAGTATAGTGGAGAAATTGGGTGCGGCGTAGTTATATGATTTGGGTGAGGAGTGGGGTATTAGTGGGCGGGTAGGGTAATCATAAGGTGGTATTGGGGCGGCAATAATAAGGGTAAATGAGTGAGGAGTACCTATTACAAGGCATATAAGGGGTGTACAGCGGCTTTAAGGGTGCAGGTACTGTATTAGTTAGGGTAAATTATTACAGGTATTACTGTTATGATTACACTACTCTTGAAAAATTTAGAAAATTTTGGAAGGTGCTAAATAGATAACCATAAATTCTCTTTTCTAAAAAGGCTCTGAGGGGGGGGTGTAGTTACATACAGTAGTAGTTATGTACAGCTGTAGTTATATACAGTTGTATGTTTGAACAGTAGTGCAAAAGGCGGGTGCCATGGATATAGTCATCTATCATCTATCTTATGTCTTATGTCTTATGTCTTATGTCTTATATAAGAGTTGATAAGTAGTTGACACGGGGCGGGTTTGGGTATTTTTGAGTTTTGTAACTCTTTGTAACAAAGAGTGAATTAGTTGTAAATAGGAGGTAAATAGGGTTGACAATGTGATTTAGTTCGGTTAAAATTTAATTACTGAAGCAAACAAGTGACTCAGTAGCTAACTGGGCTTTCCAGTGCCTTTTTTTTTGAAGGATTTATTATGACTTACACAGTTCAACAGAATTGCAGTTTCGGCAAGCAAGTGATTATTTGCAAGGGCAGCGAAGTACGCAACAATCATAGAATTATCGCGGCGTTCCCCACGGGTGCCACGTGGGCACAAGTACAGAACTATGCCCGTGCATGGGTACTGAGTAACGATGGTGTATGCCACCAGTTGACTAACTGAGGTAGTATATATAGCCTAGTACTAGGTGTGATATACCTAGTATTAGCTTATATATATTAAGTTCAATACCCTATTCATGGGTAACTTTAGTATGTATATTTGAAGGATTTATATGAACACTATCGACAATACTATCAAAACAAGTTCAACTATCAAAACAAGTTCGTATATAAAAGAGAAGGAGGGTGTGCATGCAAAATTGAATATCAATTTTGAATTTGATATGGCTGCAATTGCCGCTGAGTGGTGTAAAGAACCATCCAAAGTAGCTATGGTACTATCTTGGGCGTGCAAAGAATTAGTCACTAAAAAACAAATGGCTGCAACTAGTGCTGCATTAGTCGCAAAATTGCCCGTACCGTATGGTACTACTGATACAAGTGCCAATGCGTACTATAAGAAACTCATTGGGGCGGTAACTAGTGACGAATTGTTTGAGTCGTTTAACCTGCATGCGGCGCGCAAAATAGGTATTAGGGGCGTTGTGGTGTCCGCCGCTAGTGTTAAAAAGTGGTTGTTGGGTACAGCGTTACCCATAATTGCCGATTTACCACGGTTCCAAGGTAACAAGAATGGCTTAATTGCCATTCAAACAGTTATCGGTTTAGGCTTGCAATGCGATAGAAAATACATAGATAACCTTTTACAAGTTCTAGGCACTACTGTGAGTGATACAAGTTCTAGTGAGTACTTAGAACACTTAGCGCTAGTGATTGAGTACTATACACCCGTGGCAATAGATGAAGCGGGGTTGACGTTTTAGGATAGGGGTTAGAATGGGATAGAATGGGATAGGTATATAGGGGGTACGGGTGCAATCATAGATTATCGCTTGTACCCCCTTTTTTGCGTTTTATCGCTTTTATCGCTATTACCCATATTCAGTGATTATCGCTTTGCGGCGCGGCGCATATGCCCCCTTTTTGGGATACCTACACAAGTAGCACACATGACTACTATCACACTACTAGTACACCCTATTGACTACTAACTACTAGTGGGATAGCCAATAGACTAGGTAAATAGATAGGGTATATAGGGGTATATATGTCTAAAATTTTTTAGGGGGGGTCATTATATATTAATTAGGTTCTATACGGGATGAGTTAGTAGTTGATGTGTGTATAGGGTTAGTTAGTAGTTAGTGTGAGGTTTGTGTGGTTAGTAGTGTGCTAGGGCAATTTGAGGGGGTGTATGGCGGCGCGGTTTAGCGGTAAAGCCGTAATATGGGTAATATCGGTAAAACCGTTAAAACCGTTAAAAAGAATAATTTATGACTTGACCGCTTCGCTATATCTTTTAATCTTTTTTTATGATACAATGATAGTGATAGTGATAAAAAAAATATTGTATTAAAACACAGTATTGATTTTTTACTTATATACTTTTACTTTTAGTTACTTGTTTTAATTTATAATTTACTATTTAAGTAAGTGGTTAGAATAAGTAAGTAAAAGTAAAGAGAGTACATTATGACTAATTATGTCAATGG